CATGTATCAGTTTTGCCGGCTGCCGGTGGCCGTTACTAGCGCTAGGCACTGGGTGATGTACCAGTATAAATTAACTCGTGTATATCGCGATTCATTAGGCGTGGTAGCCTCCGCATTTGTATCCGAGGGCCATATGGTTAAATCTACGCCTAAGACGAGCAAGTGTAACACCTGTATTATTGGACATGCCAATTAAACGTGTTGGACCACGCTAAAAGTTTCCCCTGATGGTGGGGTCAATATCATTCATGGACGGTGCGCCCATGTGTCTAATTAAGCACTGTGGTTGATGTGTCACGGAGTCAGCATCACGCTTGATAGTAGCGGTATATTCTATCTATGGACGGTGCGCCCATATGTCTAATTAAGCACTGTGATTGGTGTATCACGAAGTTAACACCACAAACGTTGCGATACGTATAAAATCGCCGGTTGAGCGTTGCCATTCGGCTCCACTTATTTGCTTCTCTACGGTGACACCATTTATTTGTGGTGTGAGAGAGTGGCTACATTTTTCGCAATGTTAGTATCAGACGTACTATTTGATGGTACTAATATTGTTGTTGCTTGACACATTTGCATGCGGTTTACGTCTGCTTTGTCACCCTCTACGAAAATCCTGTGAAAGACGGCGGTAAGGTGAGAATGTGTGCCAGCACAAGGGCAGGAATCCCTTAGTTTCCCTGAAGAGCAGGTACAGTTTACCTCTAATTATTAAAGGCTATCATTAGTTCTCAGAGTGGTTTATCCTACCACAATTTGAGCTCCTTGATCGCTTTATTCTTTTCGTAGGGTTATGAACCCTACCAAGTACGGGGAGCTTCTCCGACGACACCATAAAACAGTGGTAGTTTTGTTGAAGTGCACTGTTGAAGATGAACAGCAATTTCTGCAATGCGCGCTATTGGCTGCTTTGGATCTTTGTGTTTCATTATTATAGTCCCAGGGTGTTTTAGGAGTTCAACTCCTTCTGAAAGGTAATAGTAGTGTTCTACTGATTTCTTTCATTTTTATCAAGGGCTTTCGCTAATTGTAGTCCTTATCGGCCTTAGCGCTGAGACATTAGCCGGGCG